GTTAGTAAAGTATTAGATGTATTATTTGACCAAGCAACAAAAAATTTACAAAGTCAAGGTCGTGTTGATATTAATAATGGTAAGATAGTTTTTACACCTAAATACCCAGGTGATTACAGTAAATATAAAGTTAACTTTGATAATAAAGTAAGCAGTTTAAAACAAACAATCACAACACTACAAAATTTACTTGGTGTTTTATCAACCATACTTAAAGTAGCTAAGGCTGGTGTTGCCGCTTTACAAATACAGTTAATAATACAAGAAAAAAGATTACAAATACAAGCAATACAATCAGCAGCTGAATTAGCAACACCATCACCTACCAAACCCTTAACAGCTAAATATCAAGTTGAGTTTAATAACTTTGTTCAAAAGAAAAAAGAAAAAGAAGATAAGATCCAATTATATACAGCATTAATAACATATCTTGAAGCCATAATAAAAATATGTAGAGGTATATTAAGTAAAATTCAAGTTAGGTTAAATCAATTAAGTTTTACTATAATACAAAATGCCCCACAACCATCAGATGCTTTATCAACTTTATCTAATACACTTAATAACCAAACATCACAATTAAATTTAAGTGAAGAATTTATCAGTGATAAGGGTAAAACATATACAATAAAAACAATCACAACTTCAACAGGAGCATTACAGGCAGTCGCTTATGATACTTTTAGTATGATGAAAATAACTCAAACAGCTCCAAGTAAAACACGCAAAGCTGATGAACTTATTGATGAACTTAAACAAATACTAGGATAATAAAATATTTATAAACATGAAAGCAGACACATTCATAAAGTTATTACGTAAAGTTGTACGTGAAGAAGTACAAAATGTTGTACGTGAAGAATTAGGAATATTATTAGAAACACCTAAATCTGAACCAACTATAACAGAGACTAAAAAATCTACTGTTAAAAATTCAATGATTGAATCAATCAAACCTTCCAAACCACAACAACCAGCTAAACCAATGGCATTTACTAATAACAACGTTTTAAATGACATTTTAAATGAGACAGCTAACGGCGGTGAATGGCGTTCGGTAGTTGATGCAACGTCTCAAATGGCGCCTAATTTTGGTCCTATGAACGGAGCTTATGGTGGGATGACAGAAACAGCTGTTGTAAACAGTGTGGATCAAATGTTATCATCTGCTAGACCAGCAGGAGATGTTTCACAAGTACGTATAGACGCTGTACCTGACTTTAGTGCTCTAATGTCAACAATGAAAGAAAAAGGACAAATATAATGTTAAATAGACCAACATATAAATTAAATCCACAAGATTTAGGCCAAGCTCGAGGTATTGGAATTAATGTTTTGTTTAATAATGGAACTAACGTTTTTAACACTACAACCACTACTAAAGAACAGGTTAAATCTAATTTGATTAATTTTATATTAACCAATAAAGGTGAACGAGTATTCGATCCTACATTTGGTGGTGATATACGAGCATTAGTATTTGAACAAGACATAACATTAGATGATATATCAGCTAAATTAGAAGCGGATATATACAGTTATGTCCCAAACATAATAATAAAAAATATAACTGTTAAAAGATACTCAGACGAAAATTTAGTAAACATAATTATAGATTATTCAATAAACAACCAACAAGATAATTTAGTAATAAATGTATCTACAAACAATCTAACTAAGTAATGGCAAACGTACCAGATATAAAATATTTTGATAAGGATTTTAGTTCATTAAAGCAGGATTTAATCAATTATGCTAGAACGTACTTCCAAAACAACTACATGGACTTTAGCCCATCGGCTCCAGGTAACATGTTTATGGAAATGGCTGCTTATGTAGGTGATGTTTTAAGTTTTTACACTGATACTCAATTACAAGAAACATTATTGTTATATGCTCAAGAACGTAAGAATATAATAGCGTTAGCATATGCTTTAGGTTATAGACCTAAAATAACAACTGTTTCAACAGCCATGTTAGATGTTTATCAATTGATACCTTCAACAGGTGCTCCTAATTATAATCCTGATTATAGATATGTTTTAAAAGTAGAAAAAAATTCTTCAATTAAATCAATATCAAACCCAAACATAACATTCATAACACAAGATTCAGTTGATTTTGGTTTCTCATCTTCATTTGACCCAACAACTGTAACTGTTTATCAATATTATACATCAACCACTAATCCACAATATTATCTACTTAAAAAACAAGTAGAAGCAATATCAGGACAAATCAAATCAACAACATTTACATTTGGTAATCCTGAACAATTTCCAACTGTTACTATTAGTGATTCAAATATTATTGAAGTATTAAATATAAAAGATAGTGATAATAATACTTGGTATGAAGTTCCTTATTTAGCTCAAGATGCTGTATTTGATGAATCACTTAACACACCTATAACTGAACCTAATTACTATACAGAAGATGATAATTCTCGTTTCTTATTACGTTTAAAAAAAGTACCAAGACGTTTTGTTACTCGCTTTGATGATGATAATAATTTAATATTAGAATTTGGTTCTGGTGTGACATCAGTTCCTGACGAGGTAATTATCCCTAACCCAGATAATGTAGGTATAGGATTAGTAGATGGTATTAGTAAGTTAAATATGGCTTATGACCCATCAAACTTTATGTACACTAATGAGTATGGTATTGCTCCTTCAAACACTACTTTAACAGTAAATTATTTAGTAGGTGGTGGTATTGAAACAAATTTACCATCAGAAGATATAGGATTAAATGATACAGTAACAACAAGTATTAATACATATAATTTAGATCCTACACTTGTAACAACTGTTCAAGGATCAATTAGATTTAGTAATCCATTACCTTCATCAGGTGGTGGACCAGGTGAATCAACAGAAGAAATTCGTTTACAAGCATTAGCAAATTTTCCAACTCAAAATAGAAATGTAACTAAAGCTGACTATTTGGTTAGAGCAATGTCAATGCCTGCTAAATATGGTTATATAAGTAAAGCTTATGTTACACAAGATTACTTATTATCAAATGATACAGATAAACAAAACTTTATTAATAGTAATCCATTAGCAATATCAATTTATATCTTAACAACTGATATAAATGGTAAAATGGCTAGAACAACAAATTCAATAAAACAGAATTTAAAAACATACTTATCATATAATAAAATGATGAGTGATGCTATTATAATAAAAGATGCGTATTACGCTAATGTAAAAGTTAACTTTGATATAACAGTATTACCAGCTTATAACTCACAAGAAGTATTAACTAATTGTATTAGCTTATTAAAAGATTACTTTGATATATCTAAATGGCAAATCAACCAACCTGTCATCTATTCAGATATATACAATATGATAGGTGCTGTTAAAGGTGTTCAATCAGTAATTAAAGTAACACTTGAAAATTTAGCTGGTGGTAATTACTCAACTTATTCTTACGATTTACAAGCCGCTACTAAACAAGGTGTTGTATATCCTTCATTAGATCCTATGATCTTTGAAGTAAGATATCCAGATACTGATATTTATGGTAGAGTTGTAACTTATTAAAAACCCAATTAAAAATGAATTTAGACAAACTAAAAGGACACATTCCTGATAGCGTTATCGCTATGTTGCCTGACACAATGGCAAAATTTGAATTAAACACTCCATTACGTTTAGCACATTTTCTAGCTCAAGCTGGTCACGAAAGTGGTGGTTTTAAAGCTTTAAATGAAAACTTAAACTACGGAGCTAAAGGTTTACGTGGTATCTTTGGAAAATACTTCCCAACAGATGCTAAAGCATTAGAATATGAACGTAAACCAGAAAAAATCGCTAACCTAGTTTATGGTGGTAGAATGGGTAATGGCCCTGAAGCATCAGGTGAAGGATATAAATTCCGTGGTCGTGGTTTTATCCAATTAACTGGTAAAGACAATTACACAGCTTTCTCTAAAGCAATTAATGAAGATTGCGTAGCTAATCCTGACTTAGTAGCAACTAAATATCCATTAGCATCAGCAGCATGGTTCTTCCATAAAAATGGTTTACATAAAATGGCTGATGGTGGTGCTACTGAAGCAGTAGTTACATCAATCACTAAACGCGTTAACGGTGGAACAATTGGCTTGGCTGATCGTTTGAAACACTTTAACGAGTATTATAAACTATTATCATAGATTTATGAGGTGTCTAATGGGGTATATGACAGCTTGAATGCGAGGTTCAAAGAACAAAACCTAAACAAGGTTGAAAGTGATTTAAAAAAATTACTAACGGAACTCAACTCCTCAACCTCATTAGACACCAATAAACTAAAACAAGACTTAAGCGAATTACTACGTAAAATTCAGCTTTTAAAAAATAAATAAAAGTTATATAACACAATATTTATACTAGAATAATACTAATATAAATGGGTGTATACAAAATTTTTCCTTCACAGGATACAACAATCTACACAGACTATAACACACTAAATGCAGGTTTGGACTCTATTTTAGATTTATCTAAAAATACACCATACTTGTACCCATCATCATCTACTAGTCGTATTTTAATGAAGTTCGATAGTGATGATATAGCAAATGCTATTGCTAAAACTGGGGCTAACTTCACAGCGTCTTTAAAATTATATAATGCCTCTGTTGAAGGAATACCAACTAACTTTACAATAGATTTTTACCCAGTTTATGAAAGTTGGGACATGGGTACAGGACGATTCAATAATATTCCTGAAACTGATGATGGTGCTAGTTGGAAATATAGAAGTTCTAACCAAACAAATGCATGGACATTATCTGGCACTGGTGTGGGTTCAAGTTATTATACAGGAAATGAAGGTGGTGCTAGTTGGTTAACAGCGTACCATCAAACTCAATCATTCTCATACTTTTCAACTAAGGATATAAATGTTAATGTGACTTCAACTGTTAATGCTTGGTATAATAGTACAATTAGTAATAACGGATTTATAATTAAGAATAGCAGTACTAACGGATTTGAATTTGATTATAACTATAATTTCATATTTAACTTCTTTTCAAGAGATACTAACACAATTTATCCACCTTGTTTGGAATTTAAATGGAGTGATAGTACATTCAGCCCAGGAACATCAACAGTAATAACTACTGATGATTTACTATTATCAATAGGTAATAACAAAACTGTATTTTATGAGGATGAATATGTGAAATTTAAAATATATGCTAAAGAAAAATATCCGGCTAGAACATTTTCACAAATATCATTACATCAATACAATAAAATACTACCAGAAACTTCTTATTACTCAATAATAGATCTTGATACAAACAACACTGTTATTGGATTTGATAATGTGGCTACCAAATTAAGTGCTGACAGTGACAGTAGTTACTTCAGATTATATATGAATGGTTTAGAACCAGATCGCTACTATAAAATACAAATTAAGTCTATCATTGATGGTGGAACTTACATTTATGATAATGATTATTATTTCAAAGTAGAACAAACTGTTTAAAATGAGTGAAAAAGTACAAATACAAAAAACAATTTATAGTCTACAAAGTTTTAACAACGTTGTAGATACTAATTTCACTCAATTAGTAAAACAAACAACACCTGCTTCTCCAGTATCTATTGATAAATCAATCAATGAATTCTTTAGTGATTATAATAATTTATTTTATGATATACCACCTTCAGGTTCAGATGAATCACATTTAGCTTTAGCTACAAGAAGTTTAGAGTATTTAGGTGTATCATTAGAAGATTTACAAAATGAAATAGACGATTTAAGACAAGAAAACGTAGCATTAAAAACCCAAGTAGTACAACTTACAAACATTAATGTAGGAAATACAGCAATATAATTATATTATGGCTATTGCAATTAAGAAAATATCACAAAATACAAACATTTTACCTGTCTCTGCTTCTAGTTTAGTGGCGACAAAAAATATGACTCGTAACTTTGGTCAACCTGAAGATTACGTTGAGATGCATATTGCTGATCCATCAGGTAAAGTAGTATTATCACTTACACCATTTACTAATTACACTGTACCTTCTACATTTGTTTCTTCATCACAAATACATGAATTAACATTTGACCCAGCTACTGACATCAGTAACGCTGGAATTCAGTTTGGTAGTTATACAGTAACATATAATATTTTTAGACCTAAAGTTATAGCGTCTTATTTACCAAATTTCTTTATTAAAGAAATATCTGGTGATAGAACAGAAATACGATTAAGTTCAAATACAATACCAGAAGCTACATTAACAGCTGGTACAACTACTTTTATAAATGAGTTTCAATCAACACCTTATTTTAAAGAGTTTTATTTAAATTTTGGAAGAAATAATATAGTCCCTGCTATCAATATAGCATTAGACTTAAATACAAATCCAGACACAATATTAATCAAATTAATCAACCCATTACCAGCTCAATATGCTGTTAATAATACATTAAGTATAGTTGATGAAATTTCTAACCAACAAATATTTGAAGCAGATGTTACTATTGATCCAGTAGTAGCAACATATCCTACTTTACGTGGTCCTAATTTTGATTTAGATTTAGATAGTTTAAGAGTAGGTTCTACTCCATATTATAATTTTAATCAAATAACTAGTTCACAACCTGGTTTTGCCACGTTGCAAACTTTATTAGGACAAGTAAGTGCCTCTAATTTCAATATCAATATTGATTATACAGATTATGAGAACTTTGTTCACTTCTCTTCTGCTGCTCGTAGACTAGAAGGATTTAAATATAAAATAACAAATATACAAACATATACAGCTAACTCAGCATCATTAGCAACTAGTACATCACCAACTGCTCAATTAGATGCTTTAGCTTATCAAAATAAAATAAATAGTATTATTCAAAGTTTTGATGGATATGAGCAATATCTTTACTTTGAATCTTCATCGTATACTTGGCCTAAAACTACGTCAACAAAACCATATATAAACGCTTTAACATCAAGTGCTACAGCGGTTAATTGGTATAACGGAAATCATGATTCCGCTAGTTTATACGATGATAATAACCAAAATTATATATTATATACACTACCGAGTTATATAACTGAAAACACTGATAATGAATCAGCATTTAAGTTTGCTGCTTCAATTGGTCAAATGTTTGATGATGTTTGGATTCATATTAAAGCAATAACTGATCTATATCAATCAAAAAATGCTTTAACACAAGGTATATCTAAGGATTTAGTATATTTCGCTTTACAATCTTTAGGTGTTAATGTTTATACAGACCAAGATGGTAAGGATGTATTCCAATATTTGTATGGTACAAATGCTAATGGTGGTTATCTACCTGTAACATCATCATATCAAACTTTAGTTAGTGCTTCTAACTACCAATTATCAGGTCAAGATCAACAAAAATCAATTTATAAACGTTTATATCATAACTTACCGTTATTACTTAAATCAAAAGGTACAACCCGTTTTATTCAGTATTTAAACACTGTGTTTGGTATTCCTGATACAGTAATGAGTTATGTTGAATATGGTGGTGTAGATAAAGTATCGTCTTCATTTGAATATGAATATGATAGATTTACATATGCTTTAAATGTATCTGGTTCAAATACTATAACTGTTCCTTGGAATTATACTTCACAAAGTAAAGCTAGAACAGGAAATAATGATATTGTTCCAAATGGTATTGAATTTAGATTTAAAGCATCTCCATCATACGCTTCAACACAATCTTTATTTTATAGCGGCTCTAATTTTCAATTACAATTAATATACACTAATACAGGCTCAGTTGATTCAATATACTCAGGTTCAACAGGTAATTTTGGGTATGTTAAATTCTTTTTAAGCAATCCAGTTTCACCATCTCTTTATGTCACCTCATCTACAATTCCTGTTTTTACAACTGGATCAAATGGTGATACAAATTGGTACAATGTTTTAGTACAAAGAAGATATCCTGATAAACAATTAAGCGATATAGGTGACCCTCAGTTTTATGATGTATATGTTAAAAACAACACATATGGAGAAATAGGACATGTTGCGAGTGCTAGTTTATATTTTGCTTCATCCCCATTAATTAATATTAATTGGTACCGTGAAGGAGGTATGAAATTTGGAGGTGGATCTACTCCATTCTCCGGTTCGATACAAGAAATAAGATTATGGTCTAACTATATTTCTGAATCTGCTTTTGATTTTCATGTGTTAAATCCTGAATCAATTGAAGGTAATTATACTTCATCTGCGTTTAATGATTTAACAGCTAGGTATCCTTTAGGAAATAACTTATACACATACAACCATAGTTTAACAGGTAATGTAGCATCAACTGCTCCTGACCAGGCAATACAAAGTTTTACAGCTTCATTTGCTTCGTTCCCTAATAGAAATAATTATACTTCATTTACAGAAACATACTACGCAAATGCTGCTAACTCAGGATACGCTAACCCAGTAACAG